TCACTCGCCCCGCCGCGGCTCTTCGGCTGGACGTGGTCGGCACTCAGTGGGTTGTCGGCTGAGCCGGTGTGCCCGCACCGACCGCACCAGGGCTGGCGCTTGATCGCCTCTGCCCGCAGCCGCCGGTGGTCCGTGCCGTAGCCACGCTGCGTGCTACTCCCCCGCTGCTGATCCGCCTGGCGCGCGTGCTCCGGGCATCGGCTCTGGCCACGCTGGATCAGGGCCGGGCAGGGGTAGACGACGCAGGGACGGAGGGGAGCTATGGGCACAGGTGCTCCTCGCGTGCGGGTGCTCCGGCCTGGCCGGGTACCGGGGTAGACCGGGCCGGTGGTCCGGCCAGCGTGTGCCGGCTGGTGTCGTGTGCCGGCCGGGGCCGGGGAGACGGTCGCTGCGCTCTGAGAGTCGCTGCGCTCCCCCTGGCGGGGCAGTGGTCGGCTGCTAGACCCACTCCCCCCTACCCCCACTCTCCCACGCAGGGGCGGGGCGGAGCGTAGGGCATGAAAAAGCGCCCCGTCTCCAGGGCGCGCGCATCGAAGGCCCCCCCATTGTCGGCGCTGCGAGCCGCGGCGTCAAATGTCATCGTCCCGCCGCGCCCAGCCCAGGTCTGCGGCCATGCGAGCGAGTGCTCTGCCGTAGCCAGGGTCGGGGCCCATGACGCGCTGCCAGGCCGCGGGATCGGCGAGTGCGCCACGCCGCGTCTGCAGGACACTCAGTCGCTGCTGCTGGTCGAAGACGCGCCGGGTGCTGCTCCAGGTCGGACAGAGCCCGTCGGCGGCGATCTCCAGGTCGGCGATCAGCCGGGCGGCCCGCTTGCCAGGCTCGCCGATGCCGCCGGCGCCCGGCAGGTTGGCGCTCCAGAGGTCCTTGCGCGCGCAGATGCAGAACTCGCGGCGCTCCAGCTGGGTGAGGCGCTGAGGCGCTCGCGGGGCATCCCACCAGAGGCAGATGAGGCTGTACTCGCGCGCCAGGTGATCGGCCAGGTCCGCGTTCCTGGACGGCCCGCCTGCCCACTCTACGCCGTCCAGGCTCACCCAGCCGGCCACCATGGCCACGTCCTCGTACTCGGGCTCGCCGCCACGCCCGTATTTCCCCGTCTGGCGACGGACCGTGGCACGGTCTCCGCCCTGACTGGCGAGCGTTTGCAGCTCGATCCAGTGGGCGAGCCAGAAGCGCACGCTGCCCGGCGAGTAGGTCTCCTCGAAGAGGGCCGCCGAGAGGCCCTCTTCCGTGCGGTCGGGGGTCGCAATCATGCGCCGCCTGTCGCCGCGAGGCCCGCCGGGAAGAGGAGCGCCGTCGCCACCACGTTCCGCCCGGGCAGGTAGTCGATCAGCCCGAGGCTCCGCAACGCGCCCAGGTTGTCCGCGATCGTCAGCTCGCTCACGTTTTCCCCCTCGCTTCCCGGTACCGTCTCGCGGTGTCGCACGTCCTGCAGAGTCCCCGCGCGGCGTGCTTGACGGTCGTCCGCCCGCAACCCGTGCAGGCGTCGTAGCCTCTCGCCCAGCGCCCGTCCAGCCGAAACGAGGACGTTCCGGGTGTCGGTGCGGGCGGCGGCGCGATCGTCACCTGCCGCAGGAGACCCTCAAACGCCAGGACGAGACGCGCCAGGTCGGTCGACTCGCGCCTGGCCGCCATCTCTCGATCGGTTGCCTCGGTGCGCTGCGCCGTCCACTCCTCGACGAGGGCCCGCGTGTCGTCCATCCAGCGGCGCGCCGTCCGCGTGGCCGGCAGCACGATCGACTGCTGCGCTGGAGCGGCAACGGTCCCCCCCTGTGTCGAGCGCCACCGACTCTCGCCGCTGGCGCTCGACCGACTCGGTCGTGATCCCGTTGACGAGGTGTTTGCCGCAGCCGTTGACGTTGCAGCGGCCGTCCGGTGTGGAGACGTCGCCGTGCACCACGCACCAGCCGTCGACGAGGACGGTCACGTTGCCCGACCGCCGAGCTGCGCCCGGATCCTCCGCAAGCACCGCCAGTACGCGGCGACGAGTGTCCCGTCCGCGAATCGCACGAGTGCTTGCACACGCCACGGCCAGCCATCTTCTCGCTCGCAGATCTGGCCCAGCCAGGGCGAGCCGTACACCCTGGCTGCCTTGTCGCCGACGTACACGTAGCGGGTCGTCACGCGGCGGCCTCGACAGGGAGCGGGATAAACGCGGCCAGGTAGCGCGAGTACGCCGGCGGAATTGCCTGTGAGAGCTCGTCCTTGCTCATCCAGTCGATGCCGAGCGCCCGCTCTCCGTCAGCCTTCCGGAACTGTCCGCCTGCCACCGTGACGATGCGACTGGTTCCCCAGGTACCCGCAGAGGAACCCGCATTCAGGGTTCCTCTGCGGCGATCGTTCACCAGTCGGCCGTGCCCGATCACCTCGTCGTGCCGTTGGTGGGTGGGCGCGAGGATCAGGAACGGCGCCTCAAACAGTCGGTGCCGATAGACCGGAAGTCCGAACGTCAACCCACAGAGCGTGACTCCGTCCAGCGGGGCGTCAGCGACGTTCTCCACGATCCACGGACCGCCCCAGGCCAGGAGTTTCGCGCGCATGGGCTCAATCAACAGGGGCCAAGTCCGATCCCTGAGCCATGGCAAGTGCCTCAGCCGGCTGTACCCATGGCAGGGTGGACTCGCCCATACGAAGTCGAACCCGTCGAGTGGGTAGGTCATCGCGTCGGCCTGGACGAACGTGAACGGGTAATGCTTCTGGGGCAGAATGTCCACCCCGACGATCTCCGCGTCCGGGAACGCCTGGTGCAGCCCCATAGAGGCACCGCCGGCGCCACAGAACAGGTCCAGGATTCTCACGCGGCCCTCCTCACGATCGACCGCTCGAACACCGTGCGCTCGCGGTGGCCGTCGCTCAGCACGTACAGGCGCAGGGCGAAGCGCGCGACTACCATCGACGACCTCTGCTCTTCACACGCGTCGATCGCCGTGATCCGCCACACCTTGCCCCGCCCGTAGTAGAGCTCCACCTGGTCGCCGACGGCGTAGGTCGGCTCTTTGTGCGTCGTCCGGTGCGTTATTTGTTCCATCAGGACACCCCATCAGTCGTCCATTGCGCGGTATTGGCGGACTCGAACCCGTGGACGTCCCAGCCCAGCCTGTGCGGAGGCCGGGCGAAGAGCTCCACGTATGGGCCAGGACTCACGCTCTCAACGAGATCGAGCGCGGCCTGTGGTTTCGCCGAGTGGCGCTTGCCACCGTTGTTCTCCAGGTAGACGCATTTCCAGTGCTGGACTGAGCGCACGTTGCGCGGTCCCGCGAAGGGAAGTTTCCCGCGCCGACACACCAGGAGAATCTCGTGCGCTGGCCGAGGGAATGCGCCGAGCCCCATCTGGTTCTTTTCCCAGACAATCTCGCTCACGACCTCAAAACCCCACGCACGCACGACCCGAACACCGATCCCCTCTCGATTGAATCCAGACGTCACCCACAGAAACAGGTGGGCATCCGGCTCGGCCAGATCCGCTACCGGGAGCGCACAGATAGCCCCGACCGACATCAGTGAGTAGGGCAGGAAACTGTCGCGCCAACGCCGTCCTACCTTTCTGGCCCACGGCCGAGACCGCCCATCCGCAATCGGCCACGGTGGATCGGCCACGATCGTGCGGTACCTCACGCCGCAGCCACACGCTGACGGGCCCGGGCGACGAACTCGGGGTTCCGGTCAACTCCGTAGAACCGGCGGCCCAACCTCGCCGCGACGACCGCGCTCGTGCCAGAGCCGAGAAACGGATCGAGCACGAGTGCCCCCGGGAAGCTGAAGAGTTTGATCAGGCGCCGCGGCAGCTCCTCGGGGAACGGTGCCGTGTGCCAGCTCGGCACGCTCGTGCCGGGGAAGGCCCAGAGCCCGCTCGTCCAGTCGAGCCACTCGGCGCGCAGCAGGTCGGGCTGGCCCCACGCGGGGTGCGTCCGCCGTGCCGCTGAGAGATTCCACTCGCCTTTGTGGGCGACGATCACCATCTCCACGGGGGCGATCACGTGCGGCGCCGACGGCGAGTCCACGCTGCCCCGGGCCCTCTGTTGCGAAACGTTGCCCTCGGCCCAGACGATCGTCGTGCGGTAGTGCCAGCCAACGTCTCCGAGGACCCGGACCCAGTCGGCGTAGGCGGGGCGCGGTCCCGTCTCGCCCGCCGTATCGAGCGGGACGTTCAGGCACAGCCGACCCTGCGGCGCCGCCTTGCGCCACCACTCCTGCGCCCAGCGGCGCGCCAGGTCCAGGTAGGCGTTCCGCCCGAGCGCGTCGTCGATGCCGGGGCCGTAGTCGAGGCCCAGGTCGTAGGGCGGCGAGGTCACCACCAGGTCGACACTGCCGTCCTCGATCTCGTCGAGACAGGCGGCGTCGCCCACGACGAGCACCACGTCTTCGGGCAGGCTGGCTTCGGGGACGATCGCCACCGGCGCCGGTGCGTGGCCCTCCTCCTTGAGCGCGGCCTTGACGGCAGCTCGGAGCCCACGGATGCCCACGCCCGGGGGCACTGCGGAAACGCGTTTCCGCTCCTTGTAGGCCCACGTGTAGTTGCGGATTTCTCGGTCGCTCCACCCCCAGCGCTCCTTGGCCCAGGCGTACAGGTCCGCTGCCCGGGTGAGGTGGCGATGGCGCACGGCGGTCAGTACCGCGCCGATCTCGATCCACGCGCTGAGCGCCCGCTCCTCGTGCTGCTGGAGTTGCTCCTCACGATCGTCAACGAGCTGTTCGAGCGCGCCGAGATCTCGCAACGCGAGCGCGTGGATGTCCTCCAGGTTGAGTTGCTCGAAGAGGCCGGCACGCTGCAGTGCCGCTGCCAGGGCGGCGCTCATGCCGGGCCTCGCAACACGGCCACGATCTGGTCCCAGTCGCGTGGTCGCCAAACGACGGCGCTCACCCCCGGGCAGCGGCTCAGTGAGTCGATCCAGGCTTCCTGGGCGGCGGTGACGGTCCCGGCGTTCGTTTTGAGCTCGGCGAAAATGACGTCCGGTGGCCGCACCAGCACCAGGTCGGGGAACCCCGCGACGCAGTGGATCGACGACCACGAGTGATAGGCGCGCCACCGGAGCGCCGCCGCGGCTCGGAGCACCTGGCGCTGGAAGCCCGACTCGGTCTGCCGCGGGGCCCTGACAGCCGCCGCGCTCACCGGGCCCCTCCCGCCACCGCGCGCACCGGCGCGGATTCGGCTGGCCCTGGTCGGCGGGCTGCTGAACGTCGGACGGTCCCGCCGCAGTCGGCGGCCGGGCAGACGCGATTCGAGGGCACCGGACGGACGATCTGGCGGCAGCGCAGGCAGCGCCACACCCAGCCGTTGATTGTCAGCCCGTCGAGCTCGTGGTTTGGTGTCATCCCCTCACCTCTCTCGTCAGTGTTTCTGTCGCTAGCTGGGCTGGTCGATCGAAGACCCGCCCCGTTGCCACCTTGTCGCGCTCTGCCGCCGCCTCGGCCCTGATCCGTCGGATCAGCTCGTCCTGCGGCTCGATGGGCGTCGGTGTCGGCCGAGGCGGTAACTCGAGTCTCGGCGGCAGGGGGGTGTCGTCCGCGTCCCCCGCCGCCACCGCCAGAATCCTCTTGTGGCTCAGCCGCACCGCCAGGTCGATCTTGTCGGCCGTGGCGGTGCGGCCCTCGGCAGGTCTCCAGTCCCTGGGCTGGGCCACGGTCGAGGGTTGATTCGCTGAGTCCCGCCGCAGCCAGTTCCGGACGTAGGCCCGCTGGTCGGAGTATTTGCGGGCCGCCTGGTGACCCAGCGCCGCCGCAATCGTGTCGCGGACCGCCTCGGCCGAGCCAAACGCGGCCTCGAACTCGGAGACCAGGGCGTCCTCGAAGGCCGCGTCGACCTCGGTGACACGCTTCGACGGCTTCGGGACTGGCTGGCGCTTCGGCACAGGCACCGTCGTGTCGTCGTTCGGTGAATCTGCCGTTCTGCCGTTTTCCGGAATCGCCTCCGCCACGTCGAGAGAGGGCCCTGGGGGGGGACCGCCGCGCAGCGGTGGGGGGGATACGTCTCCGGTTAGGTCCGGTCCGGTCCGGTCCGGTCCGGTCCGGTCCGGTAGCTCCACACGTTCGCGCACGGTGTCCTGCACGTGCGATGCACGTGCGCCATCTGTGCGTGTCTCCTGTTCGTTCTCACTGCTCGCACGTGCGCGTTTCATGCGCTGCTGGTTTGCCTGGCGTCGGTCGTTGAGCTTGCCCGCGTAGTCGTACCAGTCGTGCAGGACCAACCCCCCATCGCGGCCGTCCAGGAACCCCGCATCCACCAACGCCCCGACGAAACGCGTAGCGTCGCGGATGGGCCAGCCGGCCGCCTCGGCCAGCACTTCGGCCGCGATCTGGCCGAGGCGGCCGTTGGTGTCCGCGTTGTCGAGTCCCCACCACCACAGCTCGTGCAGGTGGCCCAGCAGCTTGTGGCGATCGACCTTCAGGGCCGCCACCACCGCGAGGGTTTTGCGGTGGCGCGCGAGGGATTGGTGCGACTCGATCCAGGCCATCAGCTCACCACCTCCACCAGCTTGCCCCCGCACGCCTGGCAGCCCCACTTCAGTGGCGCCAGGCGTGGCTCAAAGGCGCTTCCGCACGCTAGACAGATCCGTCTCACGGCGATCGCCGGCCGCGCCAGACGCCGCAGCACCCGTGGGTCGTTGCGCTGGCGGTCGTAGGCCTCCACGGCGCTCCTCAGGCTGTCAGTCGTCATCGCACGCCTCCCTCTGTCTCCCACGGGACGAACGGGCGCGACTCGATGACCGGGCCCGCGACTAACGGCGGGTACTCAGCGTGCCGCTGCTGCAAGGTGATCCCCTTGCATGGGCACTCGTACCCACTACAACAGACGAACCTGTCAGGGTCCGGGAATTGGCCGAGCAACAGGAGTGCAAGGCGCTCGGCTCCGGTCTGACTCTTGACGCGCCGTGCCTTTTTGTCTAGCCCCTCCCGTTGCCAGACGACGCGCCACTCTCGCTTCACCGACACGACCACCGCCACCAGCCGATCCCCTCGCCTTCCCAGTCGCCAGCGAAGGCGCGCGCCATGTAATCCGTCGCCTGGTACGGGTCGTAGGGATCGGTGTAGCCCTGCGCCATGAAGTGCCCGAGGAGCCCCGTCGGCCAATCGTTGAGCTGCGCCACGCCGTGCGAGCTGCCGCCGTCGCCGAGGGCGTCAGGGTTGAACAGGTGCCCTGTCTCGCAGCCCACGACGCGCGTCAGCCAGGCCTCGCTCACCTGGTGGGCTTCGGCCGCCTGCGCGATCGCCGCGAACGTGTCCTCGGGGCTGTATGGCTCGGCAGCCGATACCGCCACTACCAGGAGGATGAGGAGGGCCAGGGCGGCCGCGAGGGCCGCCCTCCCATCCGCGCCCGTCACGGCTGGAGCTCCTGCTCAGCGGCGAGTCTCTTGTCGAGCTGGCGGTTGACCCGCAGCTCGACCGCCTGACACCACTCGACCAAGTACGCCGCCGTCGAGTCCGCACGCGCGACCGCCGGTTGGAGGCCGACGCTGGTCGCCTGCCGCTCCAGATCGCGCGCCCAGACCCACAGATCCTCGCGCGAAACGACCTCGCCGTCGGCTACCCGCTCCGCCACCGAGCGCTGGTTCTCCTGGTCAGCCTCCTCCGGGTCGGACGGCAGGCCCATGTCGTCGTCGGCGGGCGGCTCCTCGAGTGAGGGCGCCGGCTCGGTCACGTGGATGGGCGGGGGTGACGCGGCGGGGGGAGCGCCCTCAGTGCGCGCTCCTGGTTCGGTCGGGCTCAGGAGGCCCGCCCCCCTGGTCCCCGCCGTCGTCTCTGGCGCGGCTGCCGCTGGCGGCTCGCGATTCGACGCGGCCTCGGTCAGATCCGAGAGTGCCTGGTCCCAACCGCCCCGGTAGCCCGTGAGCGTCTCCACGCCCAGCAGCTCGTGCACCTGGCGCTCGTCAATGCCGAGGCCCTCGGGTGGCTCGCCCTTGGCAATCGCCCAGAAGCGCGCGCGCTGGCGTGCCTCGGTGTCGTCCACCAGCCGCGGCCGGTCCGGCGGGGCCTCTCGCACAGGCTCGACGTCGACCACCTCACCCGCGCCCCAGGTCGGCAGGTCGATGCCCACCGCCTGCCGACTGGCACGCGCGATCGCCCGCTTCAGGGCGAATTGCTGGGGGTGACTCGCCACGGGCGCCGGCTTGCTGGCGTTGTTTCGTCGCTGCTTCTCGATCGCCGCGGTGATCTCCTCTGCACGGACCACGCCCCAGTCGGTGACCACGCCATGCGAGCCCATCTCGACGTCGCACTGGACAACCAGGTCCTGCGGGTCGAAGCCCCACGCCTCCTTCTCCTCGCGATTCAGGGGGCGCACCCGGTGGCCCTGATACCCGGCTGCCTCGCGCAGCTTGCGCAGTCGGCCCTCGTAGGTGACGTAGGGCCGCCCCTCGTACAGCATCAGGTCCCAGAGCGGGTCGAGTTGGTAGAGGCGCGCGATCTGCGCGAGCATCACCCGCTGCTGCGGAGATACCTCGATCGTCGTGCCGTAGCGATCGGGCACGCGGGCCAGCAGCTTCGCGTTGTCGAGCTCGGCGATCGCTTGACTGGTCAGCGGCGCGCGGGCGCCCTGAATCGCCAACGCCTGGGCGACGCGCGGGTCTCGCTCGAGGCGTTGGCGGACCTCGTCCTTCTGCCGCTCGGTCCGCAGGACGATGGTCTCGTGCTCAGACGGTTGCTTGCCGCACCGAGCCCGCCATGGCTCGCCGACGATCTTGAGCACCACCATTTCGGCGCCGCAATCGCCGCAGACGAAGTCTCGAGCCAAATGCTCGGCGTCGGCGAAGCTTCCCGGTGGCGCGGCGGTGGTGGTGGGTAGGCCGTTGGTCGTCTGTGTCATGGTTGGGCGCCTCCGGTGGGGAGTTGGCTGGCGACGAGTGCCAGCAGGGTGAGTGCGGCGAAAATCAGCCCCTCGGCGAGGCGGAGCCAGGCGTGCGGCGTGCGGCGTCGCTGGCGGTCGCATTCGGGGCAGTGATGAGCGTGGCGGATCACCACGCCGTTGGTGGACAGCCGCCGCGGATCGACGCGGTAGGCCTGATGCAGGGTCATGCAGCCACCTCCTGGAAGTTCGGGCGGGCAAAGGCGCCAAAGAACTCCACGGCCGCCCGGTCGTAGGCGCGCGCCGCTTCCTCGGGCGTGGCGTAAACGCCGAGGTGGAGCCGGCGCCCGCGGCATTCGATCAGTGCTCTCCAGCAGCCTCGGGCCTTTTGGAAATCCACCCCCTTGTAGCCCGACGTGCTGTTGGCGTTGAGTCCCCGGTTCGCCCCGTTCTGGGACGTGCTGGCCCATCGCAGGTTGCTGCGGCGGTTGTCAAGGCCGTCTCTGTTGATGTGGTCAACCCCGACACCTGGCTCAGCGCCCAGGATCGCGCGGTGAAGGAGGATCTTCGCCTTTCGGCCGTCTGGTCTCCGGATGTTGCGACGGGCGTACCAGCCATTCGCCTTGCGCTCGACGTACCACCGGAACCGACTCGCCAACTCGTAATCCTCGTCGTCGACAAGTGCGACCTTGCCCTGGGTGAGTTGGATTTCTCGCATGGCTAGGTTGCCTCTCCGCCCGCCGCTACTCCACGTGCGGCCGAGCCCTGGGGTAAAAGTCTGAAACCGATGCCCGTCTCGCTCGCGACCCACCAGCCCGCGCGGGCGAGCTTTGGCCGCAGCCGGGAGATGTGCTGGCGGAGGGGGTGCGCGTCGATCACCGGGTCCCAGTCCCCGCCGTGGATCGAGCGGTGGATCGTCTCCATGGCGACGACCCGGCCGGGGCTGGCGTGCAGGACTTCGACGATTGCGGCCTCCAGCGGTGTCAGGCCGACGTCGAGCCCCGTAGCCCACTCGTAGAGCCCCGCCGCCAGCAGGTCAGCCAGCGGCGGGAGCGCCACGGGCAGGATCGACTGGCAGTCCGGACAGCGCACGGAGACCGTCGCCGTCGCACTCACGACGCCACCCCGTCCTCGCCCAGCGCCTTGCCCAAGTCGCTCGCGATCGTCGCCTGAGGCTCCGAGATCGTGACCACGAATGCCGGTCCCGCTGCGGTCTTGGCGAGCGACTCGAAGACCCGCCGGTCCAGTTGCAGCGCTACCAGGTGCTTGATCGCCCATGCCAGAGCTTCCTGCGGGTCGTAATCCAACTTGGTCACGACTCGGATCGCCACCCCAGGCCCCGGCTGCTTGTTGCCCGTGCGCTCGTACTCGGCGAGGGCGAGGGTCCGCAGCTCCGTCTCAGCCTCTGCACATGCGGCCGCAGCGGCCTTGACTCGCGCCACCCCCGGCTCGATCGATCGCTCGAACTCCGCTCGCATGCTGGCGACGAAGGCGCTGTCCCGCCGTTCCTCGTCGCGCAGGTCCCGCACCCGGCGCGCCAGCTCGGCGATGGTGGGCGTCTCCGGCGCCACCATCTGCTCCTCGCCGCTCACCACAACCGCCAGGAGCCACTGCTCCCCACGACATAGGGCGACTGGCAGGCGATGGCCGTGGGCGGGACGGGCTCGCCCTGCCCGGTGGCGCGCTGGAGCTGCCGCCAGGCGACCAGGATGCCCTGCCGGTGCTCCTCGATCGGCCAGAGGCGGTAGAGGCGGATTGACTGGAGCAGCTCGCCCGCAACTTCAGCCCGGGCGGTCGGGGCGGCGGTCACGCTTCCCCCACCTTCGGCCCGGGCATGTGGTCCTCTAGGCAGTCCGCATGGACCAGATCCGTGCGTGCAGCCTCCGTCGGGAGGGGATCCGAGTAGACCCTGGCACCCCAACCGAGCGTCTTGCCGCAGAGACGGCAGGCGCCCTCAACTGCGCGGCGGATGGCCGCGCAGTCTGTGTGCTCTGTCAGATTGGAGCCGGCCGGTAAGGGACGGGGGTTGTACTGGCTCGGCGTTCGGCAATCCGGCTCGCACGGGGCGTACTTGGTCCCCTGCTCTGGGATAAATGCTGCGGCCATCAGGCGGCCCTCCTCTCCGGGTGCGCTGGGGTGGTCGTGGTCCGTGGCCCGCAGGTGCAGGCGGGGTCGCCCTGGTGGCGCGGCACAAACGCGAAGCACAGCCCGCGCGCCACGTCGCACTCGTAGAAGTCCTTGAGCCGTCGCTCGAGCCGGCGGATCTCCCTCACCCGCGCAGTGCCCCGACCCGTCCGGCGGAGCACCTCCTCGCGTGCCAGGTAGGCCGTCACCTCCGCGATCCGTTGGTTGCACGCTCTGCACCGATGGGACGGGTGGGCGAGAGGCGTGGGATGCGTGGTGTCGAGTAGCATTGGTCAGTTCCTTCCTTTCGCGAGCCCCCACGTGCCTGTCAGGACGAGTGGGGGCTCGTGCGTCTTCAAGAGGCCTGTGCCGCCGAGCGCGGTCGGCTGAAGCGGCGCACGCGCCGCCAGCGCTCGGCGATGGCCCGCTTCTCCGTCAATTCCTCGGCGGCCTGCTGGCGCAGCCACGTGCGCAGCTCATCCACCGGCACCAGGACCCGGCGCCCCAGGCGGAACGCCGGGAAGTCCTCGCGCGCGGCCAGCTCGCGCATCTGCCGATCGCCGATGCCGAGCGCCTGACTGGCCTCGTCGATGGATAGCGCCAGCCGCGGCACCGCCTCCACCGCGGTCTCGTCGCGATCGCCTGACCCATCCGCGCGCGGCATGGTTCGGGATCCGGCTCAGGCTGCGGCCGACATGGCGCCAGCCCGCAGGTGCGCCTCGGCCGCGCGACTCAGATCGAGGAGCTCGCGCTCCGCTTGCTCAACCACCGCGTCCGCCGCGGCGTCGAGGGCGAGCCAGGCGTGCTCCCAGTCGGCGATCACGGCCAGCACGCCCGGGCGGTCCGCGTTGGAGGCCCGCAGTCGCGCGAGCAGCGCCTGGATCGCCCGATCCTCCGCCGCGTCCCGCGCCTGGTAGGTCTGCCTCGTGGCCACCGCCTGGACCCGCACCTCGGCCAGGTCCTGCGCCAGCCGACCCAGCGCCCGGTAGCCGCCCTTCGTGGCCACGGCGGTCATGCCGCCGCCGCGGTCTCCCGCGCCTCCCGCTCCATCGCGTCGGCCACGATCCGGCGCAGCTCCGCAGATAGAGATCGGCTGAGGTTCCGACGCGACCGCTCGCGAAGCCATTCCCATTGCGCTGGAACAAGCTGGAGTGTTCCGCTCGTGGGTCTCGACTCTTCCCCGTCTTGGTCCATTGTCGCCCGTCCTTATGGATTGGATATGCCGATCTTAGGTATCCCATAAGGTAATGTCAATGGAATCCATGGGGATTGGCATCACAATGCCGGCATGGGACGAGCTAACCTCGGGAAACGAGTTGCCGAATTGCGGCAGGCGAGAGGGATTGCTCGGCGAGCGCTCGGTGAGGCAGTCGGCTACCGTGGCGAGTCCGCCTACCAGACCGTCTATGAGTGGGAGCGGGGCATCCGAGGAATCGCGGGGGATCAAGTCAGCGATCTCGCGGCCGCCCTGGGCGTCACGGTGGCGGAGCTATACGGTGAGGAGCCGGGGCCGCTGCGGACGTCGAATGTCGAGCAGCTCGTCGACGTCCAGCGGCTGGAAGCGGCGGGGATCCCGATCTATGCCTGGGCCACGCTCGGCCCCATCGCCGGCCCCGGCGCCGCCGAGCCGCTCGACTGGGAGCCCTTCCCCGAAGATATTGAAGACCTCGGACCGCGCGGCATCGGCGTCCGGGTGCGCGGCCGATCCATGGCGAACCGGGGCATCGAGCCGGGCTCGACCTGCTTCGTGGATCCCCAGCGCGGCGCGCAGCCCGGCGACGTCGTCCTGGCGCGCGCCTGGAGCCTCGACGGCTCGGAGGTCGGCATGGTCGTCAAGGTGCTCGCCAACAGCGGCTCGGCCCTGGAGAGCGACGGCGACGAGGGCGCCGAGTCATTCGCGGCCAGCCGATTCGAGCTGATCGGCCCCGTGGTCAGTACCCGCCCGCCTTCGCGGCGCCCGCTGACCGGCCACGAGAGCACGCGCCGACGGAGCGACGCGCGCGACCGGCAGAGCGTGGACGACCTGGTGAGCGCCATCAGCCACCTGCCCGCGCTCGATCGGCGCGCGCTGCTGGCCCGGCTGGGGCTCTCGGTAGACGAGGCTTCGGCCTGACGCAAGGGCCGCGCGAGCGGCGCCGTTCGGGAGTTGGAGGGGTCATGTGGTTTTTTGGGAAGCGTGAGCAGGGCAAACGGACCGATATTGACGTCCAGGTGATGCGCCTACCCAATCACTTCTCGATCGTCGGCGAGGCGCAGACCAATCGCGATGGGTCGGATCGGCAGAAGATCATCGCGCATTGCAAGGCTGGCCAGGCGGTGCGCCTTAGGCGGGAGCCGAAGAACCCACACGACCCGAACGCCGTCGCCGTGGTGACGACGAAGGGCGGGCAGATTGGCTACCTATCTCGCGCCGATGCCGCCTCGGTTGTGTCGCTCTTCGACGACGGCGTCAAGACGAGTGCGAGCATCTGGAAGATCGTTGGCGGGACGAAAGACAAGCCCAGTCGCGGTGTGCTGATCGACGTCGAATGGGACGTCTAGCGGCCCACCTGGTCGGGGGCGTCTAGCCGTCCATGGCACGCCGCGGTCCTGGCGAGGGCGGTCTCTACCAGCGCACGATCGGCGGGCACACCTACTGGGTGGCGCAGAGCCCGCGCGACGAGGAGACCGGCCGACGGCGGTCCTTCTACGGCAAGACCCGGGCGCTCGTGCTCACCAAGCTGACGAGCTACCGCCGAGCTCGCGAGCGCAACGCCCTGGCGCCGGAGGATCTCACGCTCGCCGACTACCTGGCTGGCTGGCTCGTCGAAGACGTGCAGACCACGCGCCGCGCGCGGGTGGCCACCGATTACGCGGCCATCGTCCGCACCTACCTGGTGCCGCGCCTCGGCAGCGTCAAGCTGGCAAAACTCGGTCCTCGCCACGTCCAGCAGCTCCAGGCCGATCTCCGCGCCGAAGGCAAAGCCCCGCAGACCATCCGGAACGTGCGGAACGTGCTCAGCGCCGCCCTCCGCTACGCCGTGGAGGGCGAGATGCTCGCCGACAATCCGGTCCGCAAGGTGCGCGGTCCGAAGGGGCGCAAGTCCCGGCGGCGGACCCTCACCCGCGAGCAGTCGTGGACCCTCGTCGAGCACCTGCAGGGCGATCGCCTGGAAGCGCTCTTCTTGGTGGCGCTCGCCCTGGGGCTTCGCCGCGGCGAAGCGCTCGGGCTCCACTGGGCCGACATCGACGAGGATGCCGGCACGATCACGGTCCAGCGGCAGCTCCAGCGCGTGCCGGGCCGCGGCCTGATCTACGAGGAGCTGAAGCCCGGCGCCGACGAGGACCAGCGTGTCGTCGTGCTACCCAGGGCCGCGGCCACCAAGCTGCACGAGCACCGCGCCCGCCAGCAGACGGAGCGAGACGCTCGCCTGGAGCGAGGGAAGCCCTGGCCGAACACCGATCGCCACGGTCGCGAGGTCCTCGTCTTCACCACGCCGACCGGCACACCGCTCGACCCGCGCAACGTCCAGACGCGGTGGACCGAGCTGCGGACCGCGGCCGGCCTGGACGACTGGAAACTCCACGAGCTGCGCCACAGCTATGCCAGCCTGCTGCTGGCCGAGAAGATCCCCGCCCACGTGGTGCGCGAGAGCATGGGCCACAGCGCGCGCAGTCGGACGCTCGAGGAGTTCTACGCGCACGCCACCCCCGAGGCGCTGCGGGAGGCGGCCGAGGCGATGGACGCCATCCTCCGGGGCCCGCCACGATGAGGTCTGGCCGTAATGGTGGCCTGCTCAAGCGTGGCTGTAACGACCGATCTGAACTCAGATCCGATGGATCACGGTGCTCAAACCCCTATGCCTCCAAAACCGGGGGTTGCGGGTTCAAGTCCTGCCGCGCCTGCCCTTCTCTCGTTGCATTGAGCATCCCTGAGGCTCCCCCAGGCTCCTCCAGGAGGCCGTAACCGGGGCGGTAACCGGCAGGGCCGAGATGGCGCCGGCCCGTGTCACAATCCGCGCCAACCCGTTGCTATTCTGTGCGCGCGGGCGTATAGTTAGTGGGTAAGGGAGAGAAGAGACCATGACGACGACAGAGCAGATCACCAGCCGCCCAGCGAATCGACCGCGGTTTTACGCGATCACCCGAACCGGCAGCCAGGGACTCCCTGAGGTGCTAGCGTTCGGCGACGACCGCAAGGCAGTCCTGGACGTTGCCCACCGAGAGATCACCGGGACCGACATCTACAGCACGACCAAGCGCCTGAATCTCCGGATCGTCACCCGCAACGGACTGGCCCGGGCTGCGCACCTGTCGCCCGCACACGAGCCGTTCGCCACCTTTGAGTTTGAGGCAGGACGTATTGCGACACCAGCAGGGGGTTTCCGGTTCTAACGCCGAGGACCGGGCCTAGCAAGCCCGGTCCTCGTGGGACGCAGCCCACGCGCCGATGAGGCAGGCCAATCGAGAGGAGACAGAACCATGACGACGACAGAGCAGGAGTTGTGCCAGCGGTGCGGAGATGACAACCTGGGCGAAGACCGGCGGTGTGAGTGCGACGAGTGCAGCGCCGGCACCGAGGCCCTGGTCCAGTGCCTGCGGTGCGGCGCCTACGGCCACTACCCACGTCCCGGAACACGATCGCGGCCGTGACTCCCTTGACCAGCGGCGCCATCGACCTCACCACGCCCGAGGTGGCGCGCGAGCTGGGCGTGAGCCTGCGGCGCGTGCAGGCCCTGATCCGGGACGGGCGGCTCCGCGCGCGGCGGTTTGGCCGTGCGTGGATGGTCGCCCCGACCGACCTGGACGCGGTCCGCCTGCGCCCGCCGGGACGGCCGAAACGCGCCACAGACGCAACGAAAACAGCCCCCCGCTGACCTCGGCAGGGGGTGGCCGAGGGGCGGGGGGCTGTGCGAAGGGGAGGTCTGCCCGGAGGGGGATCCGGGCAGTCAGGCGAAGGGGTTACGGCGGCAGCTCGGCCCTGCTCAGCAGCGCCAGCCAGGCGACGACGAGCAGGGCCAGGATCAGCCAGTCCACGGGAGTCAGTCCATGCTCTGCCGAGCGTCGTTCGGGGGCGCCGTCACGCGGGGGAGCAGGCCGTTCAGGATGCCGAGCCCGGCGCTGACGATGCCGAGCCAGGCGATCACCTGGCGGCTCAGCCCGAGCGTGGCGGCATCACCCGCCTGGATCGCGCCCAGGATCGCCAGGAGCACCGTCACCACGACGGCGGAGACGTATTGCGGTCGGTAGGCCATTGTTCTAGGCTCCTTTCACTTCGGATCGTTCTTCCAGTCGTCTTTGCCCGCCCGCTGGAGCTGCGTGAGCTGGGCGGAGAGGTCGGCCGCGTGCTGCGTGCAGGTGGCGAGCGCCGTCTCTGCCTCGGTCCATGCCGTGTGCGTGCTCGCAGCCTGCTGACCCAGCTCGGCGGCGATCGCGTGCAGGTTGATCGCGGCTTCGCGCCAGGTCGACCACTGCCAATCGTCGGGCGTCTCGCGCGCCGGGGTGGCTGGCGGCTCTGGCTCCGGGGCCACCATCGCGGCCTCTTCTTCGATGCTCAGTACGTCCAGGTCGAGACCACCAACGCCCCCGAGAACCGATGTGCCCGCGTATTGCTTGATCGCCGCGTGATCCCAGCCACCGTACGGCGTGAAGACGCTCGCGTCGTCCACTCCGTCGTACTGCGCGGTCCACAGATCACGGTCCGCGAAAGCCGTGCTGTTGTCGGTCAGCGGCACCCACCACCACGCTGCTGTGTAAATGCGTGCACGGCCCGGGACGGCATGCCCGGCGCACCAAGTATCTACCGCGTCGCATGATGCCTGTATCGCCTCCACGCGCTGACCGGTGCTCCAACCACGCTCGGTCTCGACATCTTCCTCGTCTAGCCAGGCCGCTCGTGGGACCAACCCCCCTTGCACGGCGAGAGACATCCCCTCCAAACATCCATCGCGCCATGTCGGATCGCCTAGGTAGTCGTAGAGGTAGTTGTCGAATGGGAGTCCGCGCTCGTGGCACAGGCGCTCCTGCTCCATCTGCTCCGCGTACTTGTCCGCGTAGCTCGGCGGGAACGCCTGCACGATCACCAGGCCCACGCCCGCCGCCTGCCAGGCATCGAGCACGGCGGGCGTGGGCGGGTCGGTGTAGTTCGAGACATCGACTGCGCGCATGTCAAATAACCTTTCGCGGCGCCTTACGTTGGGCGCGAATTTCGCTCAGTAGACTCGAATGCTCCCGGCTGCTGGACAGCAGGCTCGCGTTCAGGGTGGCCGATAGGCCATTAATGGCCTCACTCTGGCGGGTCATTGCGGATGCTGCATCGTGGTGGGCAACGATTGATTCCTTGAGCGCCGACACCACGAGAGAGACCGTCTGGTCCTTGGCTGCCAGGAGGGCGCGGTAGAGCAGTCCCACCGCACCGCCGAGCGACAGCACGATCGCGGTGGCCACGGCGACCACCTGGTCGGTCGTCACTGCGGGTTGGCCTTCGTGGGCACGAACACGACCTCCCACATGCCGGTCGTGAAGAAGTTGTGTGCGGCGCCCGTGTCGGAGTTGATGCCCCGGAACGTGATCACGTCGTTCGCCGCCACCAGGAAACTGGCCGAGACGCCCGAGCCGCCGGCTGCCTGGTTGGCCGGCCCGGTGTCTTTCAGCGAGCCCTGGTTGTAGACCGCGTAGTTCGTATTCCAGGGCGTCGAGACGGCGATCGAGCCGCCGATCGAAGCGACGACGTATCCCGCCTTCAGGCAGGTCACCGAATTCGCCCCGATCGTGAAATAGGCCGCGTCGGTGATGTCGGCGGCGCCCAGGGCGAGCGTTGCGGTGGTGCTGAGCGGGACCGACGTGGTCGAGCCGATGCCCCGGCAGCGGTGCACGGCCGCGGGCGGAAACTTGGAGGGCAGGTAACTCACGTGAGCCGCCAGTCTGTCCCGCCGTCGGAGATCAGGGTCATGGAGTCGAACTGGGCGAGCGTCTGACTGGTGGCGCCGTCGATCGTGTCGGCACCCGCGCGCGCGATCGTGCAGGCGCCCGCACCGATGGATTTGATCGTGATCTGGCGATTGGTGCTCGCGGCGGCTGACGGCAAGGTGATCGTGATCGCGGTGGCTTTGTTGGCGTAGACGTGGGTGTAGCCGTCGGTCGTCAGGATCGTGTAATCGCCGGTCTTGGTGACCTGGCTGCGGCCATTGCCGTCCGTCCCGCCCAGGTGGAGCAGGTCGGACAGCATCTTGTCTAAATCGGCGGACGGCAAGGTCGCCCCCACCGCCTTGTCGAGTGTGGTCGGGTCCGTCCAGGTCGAGTTGACGGTCACGGGGCCTCCTCTAGTAACTCAGCACGTCGGTCGTGCTGTCGAGCGCCGAGACGTCGAGCGTGAACGCGTTAAGCACGCGCTTGGTGAGCAGATAGGTCGTCTTGTGCAGCTTGCCGGCGCTGCTAATCTCGTGCGCAATGCCTTCGATCGAGCCCGTCAGGCTGGTGCCGCCGCCGGACTCGCTGAAACTCACCAGGTCACCCAGCTCGCGGCCGAGCTGCTTGGCGATCGCCGTGTCGTCGCGGTTCCAGAGCTCCAGCTCGCGGACCGGCGGAGAGCCGGCCTTGCGCAGCGCCACGATCATCTGCGCCAGGCTGAGCGCGTCGGTATCGCTGCTCAGGTAGCCGCTGGAGATGGGCGAGCCGTCGTAGTAGGGCTTGCCGTCGTTCGCGGAGCTGGTCTGCGCCACGCCGCCCGTTCGCGTGACGGTCTGGCGATTGACGATCCGCTGCTTGTCGACGCCAGGCTTCCCGCGGCTCACGAGCGAGCCACTGAACGTGTCGTCCACCGCGCGCGCTTTCCAGCGCGTGTCGCTCGAGAGATAGGTCACGATCCCGGCGCCGTCCACGAAGAAGAAACCAAGGTCGACCTGCAGCAGCTCCTGGATCAGCGTGAGGCCGCTCTTGGTCCCGTCGGCCGAGAAGTCGGGGACACTGCGCCCGGTGTCCAGGGCGCGGAAGCTCGGATCGGTCCACTCCAGGGCGTCGAGGATGAGGCCGATGGCCGCGCCGACCGTGGTGGCGCCCGTGCTGGCGATCGTCGGCTTGGCGGCGTTCAGCCACTCAAAGAAATCGACCGCCTCGATCGTGCTCTCCTGCGCTTTGCGATCGGGGTCGTGCTCAATCCGGCTGACGAACCCATAGAACAGGCCGTAGGTGGTGCCGAGATGGTCCGCCTGGACCCGGAGCGGCTTGTGCGTGTCGAGGGAGCCGGCGAGGGGGCTGGCCGCGTTCTCGGGGTTGTATTTCCCCGTCGAGTCCTTCAGCCGCAGGACGCACCGCCCCTGCTCGATCGAGCCGGCGTCGCCGTGGCGCCCGCGCGTGATCGTGCAGCTCTTCACGTCGGCCGTGATCGCGTCGAAGGTGTTGTTTCCGAACGAGCCCGCGAGCACGTCGGTGCCGTCGAGGAGGGAGATATCCAGGCGGAAGACGCCCGTCTGCTGCCCCGTCCAGGCCACCTGGACGCGGGGCGTGGCGGTAGTGCGAGCCACGGCTAGATCGCCTGCAGCGCGACCCGCTGGCTGCCGTAGGCCTGGCTGACCGAGCCGAGCGTCAGGCCGTCCACCTGCAGGACCACGTTGATGGACCCGCGATCGCCGGAGCCGGCGCCGCCGAGTCGATTGTTGGGGATCACCTGGCTGCCGCGCGGGAGGTTGACGATCTCAGGCCCTCGCTCGCCCACCCACGTCGCCCCGCCGCGCCAGAAGTCCGTCCCGAGCGCGTTGTGGCCGGGATCCCTGGTGACGCTCTGCTGGATGCTGCGGGTGATGTTTTCCGTGATGACCTGGATGGGCGGCGGGCTGTCGATCCGGAACCCCTCAGCCGAGAGGTGAAAGGGCCCGAGGTCGATCCGGATCTGGCTGATTGCAGCGCTGATGTGCGCGGCCAGGTCGCCGGCCAGCGTCGCGAGCCCGCTCAGGATCCCGGAGAGGATTGCCGAGCCCAGCGCCAAGCCGCCCTCGAGGAGCTTCGGGACGCCGACGGTGAGCGTCCAGAGGGTGACGGCCGCGAGCAGCTCGCCGAGTTTCGGCAGGATCTCCACGGCCGCGCGGGCCACCCACTCAATCGCCGCCGGCACCCATTCAGCGACCAGCCGCTCCATCAGCGGGGGCGCCTGTTCGCTGACCCAGCTCATGACTCGCTCGGCCAGATTCGCCAGCTCGGGCAGCAGCACTCGAATCGCCGGCTCGACCCAGGCGATGAACGCATCGATCCATCCCGCGACCTGCGCGGCAATGATCGGCACTTGCTCGACCGCCCAGGCGAGGAGAGACGCCGCCAGCTTGCCGACCTCGTCCAGGAACGGCGGGATCATGGGCGCGATCCACGCGATGAACGCCTGTGCCCAGCCCGCGAGGGCTTCGGTGATCTTCACGTTGAAGGCGACGGTCTCTCCAACGAACGCCTTGAACGCGCCGGCAATGTCGCCGCGCATCACCTGGCCGACGACGGCGGCCAGGGCGCTGAGATGGCTGCCGACGTCTCGCGCAAACTGCTGAATGGCCGGGATCGCCTCCATGACGGCCTGGAAAAATGGCTGCACGCCGTCGGCGATCGCGTCGCCGAAATACTCGCGCACCTTGTCCAGGGCCAGGCCCATGCCGCCGGCGTCGACCGTGAAGGCGAGGAACACCCCCCGCAGCACCTCGAAGACGCCGCCCACGACGCGGCCGACCGTTGCGAACGTCGCCTGCAGGCCCTCGGCGAGACCGGTGAGTGCTCCCTGCACCTCGTCACTCGACAGCACCTCGTTCATCCCCTTCATCGCATCGGTCAGCGCCGGCAGGAGTGCCCCGCCGAGACTCTCGGCCACGTTGTCGAGCTGCGTGTGCAGGATGGCGAGCTGGCCACCGAACGTCTGCCCGGCCGCGCGGGCCGATCCGCCGAACTCCTTTTGGAGCTCCTGCAGGATGATTCCCTGGGCGCCGGCAATGTCGTTCACCGCCATAAACTTCTTGACTTGCTCGTCCTGCGCGTCCGAAAGCTGAACGCCGACGCGCCGCAGAGCGGTCACGCCGTTGATCGGATCGTTCAGGGCCTTACCGAGCTGCATAGCCGCTGCGACGGGGTCCTCGCCGAGCGCCTGAGCCATGTCGAGCGCGGCTTCGGTCGCCTGCGGGAAGATGTTCTTTCCGACGTTCGTGAACGTCAGCAGCATGTTCTCGGTCGACTGGATCAGCTCATCCTCGACCGGGATGACCTTGCTCAGATCCCCCGCCAGGCTGGCGATAGCGTCGGCCGACATGCCTGCGACGCCGCCCGTGGAGGCGACGACGGCCTCGGTCTGCTTCGCGATCTTCTCGGCATCCATCGCCGGCCCAATGAGCGCCTCTCCCAACCCCCTGACGCTCTCGACGACGGCTCCGACGCCGAAGCTTGCCAGGCCGATCTTGCCGAGCCCCTCGACGAGCCCGCCGATGAGCCCCGCTGGCTTTCCGACGGCGCCGCCAAGCCCACCCAGGGCCCCTTCCACGTGCTTGAGCGCCTTCTGTGCGCCGGTGGACTCGCCGGTGATCAGAATCGCCAGTTCGGCAGATGAGGCCACGGTTATCCCTTCGTGCTAGGCTGGCGTCTCGAGGAGGACACTCATGCGCTACCTGATTGCGTTGCTGCTCGCCCTATCGGTCACCGCTGGTGAGGCTGCCGCGCAGCCAGCCACGGTGACGGTCGTCAAGGTCGTGGATGGCGACACGGTCGACGTGCGCTTCGACGACGGGTCGCTCGAGCGCTTACGCTTGATCGGCATGGACACGCCCGAAGTCGTGGATCCACGGAAGCCGGTCCAGTGCTATGGACGGGAGGCCTCAGGCCACGCGCATGAGCTGCTCGACGGCCAGGCCGTCTCGATCGAGACTGATCCGAGCCAGGGCGATCGCGACAAGTACGGTCGGCTGCTGGCCTACCTCTACCTACCGGATGGCACGAGCTTCGCGCAGGCGATGATTGCGGACGGCTACGCCCACGAATACACCTACCGCCTGCCCTACGCCTACCAGGCCGATTTCAGGGCCGCCCAACAGGCGGCGATCGAGAATGGCCTCGGTCTCTGGGCGCCCGAGACCTGCAATGGCCAGACGGGCATCACCAGCGCTGAGGCGCTCGCACAGGCCTATATCTCCGCGCTCTATGCCGGCGACGATGCCCGAGCGAGCGAGCTCTATCTCTTTCACGACCCGCGGAGCCGCCACGATGAGCAGCTCGTGACGCTCGTGCAGCTCAAGAGCCGGGCAATATCACGCCAGGACGCCGGCGATACCGACCCGGTCTCGGCTTGGACCTGGGTCCTGGTCGAGACCCAGGTGATCTCAGGCGACAGGCTCGGCTATGGCACCTACGTCGTCGGCGTGATGCCGATGCCCCAGGTCGATGGTGCCTTGCGGGTCAACGCGATCCTCGGCGGGATCTCCTGGTCAGTGCCAGCGCCGGCTGAGATCGCCGCCTACGGTGGCCCATTCGATCCGCGCGGCCCCGATCGCGATTGCAAGGATTTCGCCTCCCAGGCTGACGCCCAGGCGTTCTTTGCCGCCGCTCAGCGCCTCACGGGCCAACGCGATCATCATCGGCTCGACGCCGATGGCAACGGCATCGCCTGCGAGAGCCTGCCCTAGCCGTCGCTCTCCATCGTCCGGTAAACGTCGTCCAGCGAGACGCCCGCGCCGGATTGGGCGCGGTGCATCTCCAGGAGGACCTCCTGGAGCCCGGGTGATTGTTTCAGCGCTTCGAAACCCTCGCCGCCCTGGTTGAACAGATCGACCGCCCTGCGCGCCGCGCGCTCCTCAAGGATCGCCTGCACGAGGTGCCAATCCTGGCGCAGCGCCACGTCGGGAGGGCAGCTGAAGACCTCACAGACGTCTGACACGGTGCCCTCCCAGGTTCGCGGTCCATAGTGGACGCTCTCTGGATCGGCGTCGGTGCGGAAGCCTAGGAGGTGGTCGGCGATGGCTTCGAAGCGCTGGCGCCTTTTCCCGGTGTCTCGCCCTGTGCCGCCGAGATCAGCCAGAACAGCTCCTCCTGGCGCAGGCAGCCGAGCGGCCCGGGCGTCCCGTCCGGCAGTGGTAGCGGGCGCCCGAGATCGTCGGTCCAGTTCCATGCCGTGAGGCGCGGCGCCAGGAATCGAGCCACCTCGGAGAATGCCCCATCCATCAGGGCGAGGATGCGCGCCTGCTCGTCCGCTTCGCCTTGAGCGGCGAGCAGTTTGGGCGCCAGCTCGTGAAGCGTGTGGAGCTGGCGCACGCCATCTACCGTCACGCCCGGCAACACCTCGACCCACTCTCCCTCATGCGGATAGTAGGTCTCTCCGCCCTGGATGACCTTGCAGTCGTCGGACGGCAGGCGCTTCGGTTGGGGTTTAGACACTCGGACCTCCTGGCGGTTAGGCGACCGCGCGGGCCAAAGCGGATGTGCCTTCGAGCTTCGCCGTGTAGGTCACGGCCTGGCCGACGGAGCCCTTGATCGAGTAGCTCGCCAGGACGACCGTGCCATCGTAGTTCGGGTCGTTCGCCCCGGCGGCCGCGCCGGTGGGATCGAAGGCGCTGGCGACGCCCGCGCTGCCGAGCGCCGCGAAGATGGTCGCGTCGCCCTGCGCGGCGACTCCGTCGAACGATCCGTCCAGGCCAATGCTCCAGTCGTAGTTACCGACGACGCGCTCGGGTCCGACGGATGAAAAGCCGTCCACCTTCACGACCTCTTGCGTGAGAGAGAGATCGGCGCTGGTCAGCTCGTCCTCAATGGCGATCGTGGCGAGGGCAAAATTGATGCTTTTCGCGGCTTTCTTGGCCATGTCTGTGATCTCCTTTTGTGCTAGGTGCCGGCGACCACGCCGGCGGTGACGAGGATCGTGGCGGAGGTAAACGTTCCGGCGATATTGACGCGCTTCCAGGCCTCGGTCGCGGCCGAGGTGGTTGCCCGCACGACGCCCACGCCGGTCAGGGCACCGCTGGTGAGGCCTGTGATGTCGGCATAGGGATCTGCGCCGGCATTGTCACTACTTTCCTGGACCTTGAGTGTGATGTTCGTGCCGGTGAAGGCGAGGACGCGGAAGACGACCGCGAAGACCTGGCCGAGCGTCGTCGCACCCATATTGCGCCCGGTCCGATTTCCCGCGGCCACTACGGTCGCATTCGCCAGGACAGTCGCTCGCGCGAGACCGCCAGACCCTTCGCCAGACCCTTCGGAGGAGAGATTCAGCAGCACGGCGGCGCCAACCCCGCCGGATCGCGGCTGCTCGGTCAGACGAACGATGCTCTCATAACCGACGCCTGCCTCGGCGTCCGAGCCTGGGTACTCGCCGAGGTAGTGATCTTCATCCGTGTTGAGATCCACGAAAGCCAGCTGGTCCAGGCCGCCGGTCGCGGCATCGAAGAACCCATTGCTGCCATGCTTGTGGTCATAGTTGCCAACGAGCCGCCGCGGCCCGACGTCGGAGAAGCAGACTGAGGGCGCCAGCTCCTGCACGATGCTCAGGTCGAACGTGTTCAGGAACCCGGAGAGAGCGAACTCGTCCAGGTAGATCCGGGTGCCGACGTTAGAGACCTTCGCCATGCCGCTCCTCCTTCGCCTTCACCGTTTTGGGTGGAACGTAGGGCGTGATCGCGCCGAGTCGGAGCAGGCCGGCGAGATCGACGGGATCGTCGGCCCCCAGCTCCAGCAGCGTCGGCGGGAGATCCTGCGGGTGCCGGTGGAGCTGGTTGGCGCAGGGCTCATCGAGGAAGTGCCCACTTGCCGTGTCGCGTGGGCGCTCGCTCGTCTCGGGTGCGCGGCGCTGGATCCTCAACTTGTGGGCAATCTGGCGATAGAGCACGCAAACCTCCTATGCGACGACGTCGACGTCGAAAACGAAGCCGAGACAGACGATGGTCCCGATCTCCAGCTCGCCGTAACTGTGCATGGCAACCCGCTCGATGTTCTGCGCCACACCGCCGAGCGTCTCGTCGCCGAACAGCGCGGCCTCGATGCTGGCCGTTCCCGTGTCGGAGGCCAGGTCGTCCGCCTCATCCTGGCCGCTGGCCAGGTTCCCAACCTGGACCGCGACGGTGATTTCGAAGCGATAGAGTTTCAGCGTGCCGTCCAGCGAGCGCCATTCCCACGACTTGGGCATGACGATCGCGGCGGGCACCATCGCCGACCCTGGCCAGGTGTCATAGGCGTGGAGCGTCTTCCCGTTGGGCGCGGTCACCGTGGCGAGCCGGGTCTTCAATCCATCCCGGAGGCTCTTGATGGCGACCATCAGCGCCTCCAGCGCTTTTCGACCGTGCGGCCGAAGCCGTTCAGCACCGCGTTTACTCGCCCGGCGGCGCGTTTCAACCCGCCGAGGAGCCAGTCCTTGTGCGGACTCTTCGGGTCGAACTCCAGGCGCTTCGGATAGCTATAGGGGTATTTCCAGTGGTGCCCGCCGCGGCTCTTGCGGCTGCCGAGCTTTCGCTGCCCCTTCGTTCCGCGCGCCACCGCCGTGGTCTTGATCACCACGTAGCGCGGCACCGGGATTGCTTGGAGGCGGTGTGTGAGCTTGGCTGCGAGCTGGCCGGTGGCTCCGTGTGGTGCCCCTCCCCGGATGATGCCCTCGGCCGCCGCGCCGGCCTCTTCGAGCATGTCGCGGTAGGGCTCCTGCATCGTCTGGTCGAAGCGGAGCTTCTTCTGCAGCTCCTTGAGCCCGCGCACCTCGATGCGGATCGGCCTGTTGGCCATCAGCCGACCCCGTGGCGGACATAACCGCCATCGTCGAGGAGCTGCTTGGCCCAGGGGTGCAGGCCACCGCCGGAGAGCCGCACCTCCGTGCCACCGACGCCGAGGGATGCGCCGACCCCCTTCGAGCCCTGGAAGGCCAGCGCCGCCTGGAACAGACACGCCTCGCTGATCGCGGCCGGCGTGGTGCTGCTGAAACCCCAGCTCCCGGCGACCTTGACGCCCTTGGTGACGCCGACGGGGAAGAAGTTGGTCCCGTTGAAGGGGACCTCGATCGCCCAGTACGGCTGGGGCACGCTCTCAAGCTGGGCGTTGTAGGGCGCGAGGTCATAATCCGTGGCGGCCCAGGTCGTCCCGTACGTCCGGTCGGCGCTGACGTCCGTCTGCAGGCTGGTGACGCTGAGCAGGTCGTCGACCAGCAGCTGGCGGCTATGCTCGGCCGTGAAGTAGCGCGTCTCGGTGACCGTGTAGAACCGGCGGTGGCAGTAGTCGTCGATCGCGCGACTGACCCCGGCGACGATCGCTTCGAGGGTCGTGTCGTCGGCCGTATCGGCCGTGGCGATGCCGAGCCGCGCCTTGAGGAGCGCGAGCGTGGTGTAGCCGTTCGTGATGGCCATCTAGATCACGCCCCTCTCGCTAGGCAACGGTGATCCCCCAGCGATTGCCGAGCCACCGGGCCGGATCGTCATGGCGCACCATCCGGCGTGTAGGCCAGGCCGAGTCGGGCGATCTCCGCCAGGCAGTCAGCCTGGGTCGTGGCACAGAAGAGGTCCTGCTTCGTCCAGGTGTCGCCGGCGCTCTGGAACAGGGCGATGACCTTCGTGCCGTCGTGGACCAGGCGCCAGCAGAGCACGGAGGGCGAGGCGTTACAAGGAAGCGCGGTGCGGGTCGTGGTTAGTTGGGTCATGAGGTTGTCACGGTCCAGCCTGCTGTGACGAGGGTGCCCCGGTCCGTGATGCCCTGCCCGGTTGGCGCGGCGTTGCCCGCCTGGAGGCTCAGCGTGCAGGCGACGTGGGCCGCGCCGCCGATCGAGGTGACGCAGTCGGCCAGGATCGCATTGACGGCGGAGGCTGGCAGGAGGTTGCCCGAGAGATTGAGGATCGCCAGGGACTTCTGCGTGGCGAACCCGCCGGCCGTGTAGTCGGTGAGTTGGTTGGTTTGCGCGCGGAAATCTGTCAGAGCGGTGCAGGTGGCGAAGGACGGCAGCGTGCCCGAGAAGGCGTTGTCGAACCCGTACCAGATTTGCAACAAGGTGCAGGGGGCAAATGTGGGGATACTCCCGCTGAACAGGTTGGATCTCAGGCGCCAGTCGGTCAACAACGTATTGTTGGCAAACGGCGGGCAAACGCCACTGAGTTGGTTGGTGTCCAGGTAGATGGTTCTCAGATTGATACAATTCCTGAACGGCGGGCAAGGACCGACGAGAACGTCTGAGTTGCTATCGAAGGCCGTGATCTTGGCGAGGTCCGGCGCGGTGATCCGGACCAGCTTGGTCCCTGCACCGGGATAGGCGTAACTGACGCCCGTGGCGTGGCTCACTTTGGCCGTCCCGTCGCCGTAGTCCACGGTCATGGGACCGCCGCCAGCCGCGAACGTCCAGGACGGATCGAACGTGGCAGGGGCAACGTCCCGGGTGTAGAGCACCAGACCGGACGGAGTGCGGGACAGACGCCTGAGAAGACCGGGCCGCATGCTAGTTGGCGTCAATTCCGAGTTTGATTGTGTAGGACTGGCCGCTCGCCGGAGTGCCAGCGCTCAAGGTCTCCAGGATGCCGTACAGATTCGCGTCAGCGGCGCAGACAAACACCAGCGGCAGACCCGTCTGCGTGTTCTGGCCACCGGCGGCTGTGCTGTTCGTCGGGTCTTCCGTGGCCAGGGGCGGGAAGTCGATGGTCCCCACTCGCGCGGCGGCGTTGGCGTAGAGCTGGAGGTACGGGCTGTTGTCGTTGATCGCGGTCGGCGCCGCGTTGAACAGGTGCAGCCGGTACGCCTTCACGTCCGTCTTGAGATCGGTCAGCAGTTGCGCCTTGGCTATGTAGCCCGATCCACCTGTCACACGAGCGGCCCCGGTGAACGTGAGGACGGCCGGCGCCGAGGTGGAGTTACTGACGGCGTCGAGCGCAGCGTAGGCCGTCGCGTCGGCCGGACGGGTGAACGTGGCCGTGACGCTAACGCCGGCCCCACCGACGCTGCCGAGGTGCGCCTCGCCGGCCTGGAGGGTGGCGAGCGTGGGCTGCCAAACCCACGCCGCCCCCGTGTAGACAAAAAGCTTGCCGGTGTCGGTCTCCTGGAAGATCGAGCCCGCCGGGCTATCGGTCGGTTTGCCATCCGCCGCCTGACCGACAAAGTGCCGGGTCGTGGCGACCAAGACGTTGGTCATCGGTCAGGCCCTCCTACGCGACTCGGATGCCGAGCACAAAGACCGTCGCGTTCGGCTGGGAAGCGCCCGTGGCACTCGTGACGCGGAGCGTGCCGGCGGCCGCGATCTCCCAGTAGGCGTCGTCGAGCGAGGCGCACCGCACGATGGCCTGGTCCGAGCCACTGGCCGCCATCGCATCGGTGATGGCGTTGGTCGTGCCGTTCTTCAGCTGCAGTGTGGTGGTCGACACGCCCGCGCCGCGCAGGACGAGCCAGGCGTCGATCACGCGCGTCTTGTGCGTGAGGACGACGTCGGTATTGCCCAGGGCGCCGGCCGTGATGTCGATCCGGTGCAGCACTGGCAGGCCGCCGATCACGTTGGCGTCCGCCGTCAGTTTGGCGATCGTTCCATCGAGGCTGGCGGCAGCGATGTCCGCCAGGGCGATCTCGCCCGCGGTGAGGCTGAGAGTGCCCGTCCCACCGCTGACGTCGAGCGTCGAGCCGGCGGGGAGGACCAGCTTGCGGTTGGTCCCATCCCAGTGGGCGATCTCGTTGTCGGACTTGTCGTAGAAATACAGGTCGCCGCCAACCCAGCGGGACTTGACGTTGGTCGCGGGCATCGAAGGGTCCTTTCCATACGTCGGGGGCCGGTCTCCCGGCCCCCGCGTTCAGGGCGGTGGTTCCGCCGCTGGCTAGTCGACGATCGCCGAGGCCATCGAGGCCGGCGCATCGGGGAAGCGGGGGTCGCAGAGGATGTAGTAGCAGGCACCCAGCTGCGCGTTGGTGCCGACGTCCGCGACCGACGCCCGGATGCAGTCGAAACCGCCGTCCACGTCCAGCTCGTCGGAATCGAACTCGACGACGACGAGCGTCTCCTGCTCGGCCGAATCGGTATTCGTCCAGGTGTTGGTTGACAGGTCCGCCGACGCCGAAGACCACTGGCCGACCGCGAGCAGATTGGTCGCGGCCTGCTTCTTGTAGGCCTTCGTGGTGGCGATGTTGAGCGCCTTGGAGCTCGCGCCGGAGACGTCGGTCGCCTGCAAGATCGTCAGCGTCGGGTCGTCGCCGGCGGTGCCGATCGCGCTGTGGAAAACGACGGCGACGTGCTTGAAGTTCTTGAGGCTGACCCAGTCGCCAGTGTTCGCGCCGGCGGACATGTCCACCGGCCGAAAAGCCCCGACGATCTGGCAGCATTCGAGAAGCAACGACATGGGGGACTCCTTATCGAGAGATGCCCCAGGGGCGGACGTCCGCCCCTGGGGAGGGCTTTAGGCTCGGGTGTCCAGGGTGATGAACGGGCTGAGGGTGTTCGACCCCTTGAAGGGCGTGAGCGCCGATTCCCATGTCGGCTGGCCGTCCACGCGGTAGATCGCACGGAAGGCGGTCTCGTCGGTGGTGAAGGCGACGTGGATCGAGCTGGCCTGCTGGACGCCGCCCTTCTCGATCAGCGCGTACTGCGAGAAGTCGGCGAGGATGATGTCGCCGAGGGTTCCGACGGTCGAGGCGTATTCGACGGGGATCACCGGGCGGCCCTTGATGCGCAGGATGCCATCCGGCCCGTAGGTCACGAACCGCGGCTCGACCGCCGCGGTGCCCGCCGGGATCGTCAGCTCGTCGAGCTGCGGTTCGCAGTCGACGTTGATGAACCAGGCGGCGTTCGGCTTGCTGGAGGCGGGCAGGCGCGCCCACATCTTCGACAGGTTGGTCGTGACGATCGTCGCCGCGGCCTGGCCCGTCTCTTTCGCCACGCTCACCTTGCAGCCAGCGTTCAGGATGCCGAGCGGCTGGCCGGCGCCGGTGCCCTCGATGATCGCGTCCTCGGTCAGGAACGTGAGCTCTTCGGCAAACGCCTGCGTGAAGACGGCGTCGAGGGCCACGGCATCGGCGAGCAGCTCGTCCGTCGCGTAGCCCAGGGCGGCGATTTTCTTCAGCTTCAGCTGAACCTTGCGGAACTTCGGGCGCGTGGCGGATGGCGCGGTGCCCTCATCCACCCAGTAGCCCTGCACGCCGCCCCAGCGGGATCCCGTCGCGCGCGAGACCTCCTTGATCGCGTTGATCTCAATGCCGTTCGAATTGCCCGAGATTGGAATCCGCTGAACCTCACTGAGGATGCGGCCGAGGTCGTGCATCTTGCGCAGGATCCCGGCGGCCATGTCCATCCCGACCAGGAAGCCGCCGTCGGCGCCGATCAGCTCGCCCGAGCCCTGAGCCGCGGCCATCAGGCGCGGGTCCATGCCGCCGCCGGTCTTCGCGCGGTGGATGGCCTGCAGGAACTCGCCGAAGGCCGCGCCGGTGCGCGTGCCCCACGGCTCGTCTTCGCCGCGGTCGTGGACGGTGGCGAGACGACCGCGGGCATCCTCGCTGCCGGCCACGGTCAGAGCGACCGCCCGCTCGCGCTCCCGGCGGCGCTCCTCGCGCTCCAGGTCCGTCGCGAGGTCGCCCAATCGGGCATTGATCTCGTCGTCGCGCGTCTTTTCCTCGGCCGACAGGTCGCGACCCGCCTTGTCAGCCGCCTCGAACAGCGTGCGTCCCTCGGCGACGAGGTCGGCGCGCTCCTGCAGAAGAATCTTTCGGTCCACGGGGGAAACTCCTTTTGGTGGGGGCGAGGGACACGGCGCACCGACGGGTGGTTGCCCCTGCGGGGTGGGAAGGGGTGGGAAACAGACGCCCTGGTCGCATCGGCGCCGGGGCGTGGATTGGGACGAACTAGCGGCCGTTCAGCCGCAGGCGCCGACGGCGCCAATCTGGCACCGCTTCGGAATCTGCACGGTCGACGACCTGCGCCGCTACCTCGGCCTGCGCGCGGCCGGGCTTCCGGTAGCTCCCGGAGGCGAGGCGGCTGATCGTCTGGTCGAGGGTGGCGACGCGGTCGACCATCCCGGCGGCGAGGGCGCGCTTGGCAGTGAGGACGCGGCCCTGGCCATAGCCGTCGCGCACCGCGGCGGACGTTGTGCCCCGACCGCGCGCCACGGCGGCCAGGAACTGGCCGTAATAGTCCTGCACGCTCTGCTCGATCGCCGCGTGGGCTTCCTCCGACAGCGGCTGCCACGGATTGGCCTCGGTCTTGTACTTGCCCGCGCTGACGAGGGTCGTCTTCACGCCCGCCTGCTCGGCGGCCTGCGAAACGTCCTGGTGCATGGCGTAGACGCCGATGCTGCCGACCTGGCCGCCGGGGGTGACGATCAGCTCCTCGGCCTGGCTGGCGATCCAGTAGGCAGCGCTCGCGGCGAGGCTGTTGGCCACGGCGACGATCGGCTTCCCGCCCGTCTGGACCGCCTGGGCGACCGCGTCGGCTGCCTCGGCCGTCCCGTAGACCTCTCCGCCCGGCGAGTCGACGTCGATCACCACCGCCCGCACGCCTGGATCGTTGACCGCCTGCTGCACGAGCGCCGCGAAGCGGGCCGTGGAGGTGAGCGGCTCGGAGGTATCGGTCAGCCCCCCGCGCTGGCTGAGCACGCCATAGAGGGGCACGACGGCGATGCTGCCCGCGCTGCGCGCGTCGGTGGAGCGCGCCGCATCGGCCATCGCGCGCACCTCGTCAGGGTCCACGTCCTGGCCCTCCGCCTTCAGCGCCAGAAACACCTGAATGGCGGCGAGTTTCTCGATGGTGATCGCCCAGGGACGCTCGACGGCGAACTGGATCACGTGGGCGTATTTCATGCGGGGCGGTCCTCCGGGGGTGTGAGGGCGAGGGCGAGTGCGACAAGATGGTCGATGCGCTCGGGGTCCCATGCGGCCATCGCCGCGGAGCCGCCCTGCATGACAGTGGCCGCCTGCTCTGCCGCATACTGCTCGGCCACGGCACGCGGCAGACGGAGCACCTCGACGACAAAGTCGAGGTGGTACCCGTAGAACTCCCGCACCGCGACTTCCAGGGCGGCCGGGTCGCCCGCCATGCGATAGGCGATTTTTTGCATCGCGGCGATCTCCTTCCGCACCACGCGGGCGGCGGCGTCGCGAACGAACGCCTGAAGCTGCGCGCCCTGGCTCGGGGACGGACGGCCGCCGGTCGAGGTATTGAGTGGCAGCGCCACCTCGTCGAGACCTGGCAAGGGGTCCATGTTTTCGCGCCGCCGCGCCTCGTTCGCGGCCATCCACGGCCGGCCGATCGCCGTGGCGTAGCCCTCGTAGCGGGTCTTGATGTCCCCGCGGAGGAGGCCGTCGACGAGGAACTCGGCGAAGAAGCTCTGTGGCGCGAGGATCAGGTCGCGCGCGATCGACTGCTCCCAGCGCGCCGTCCAATCGGTCAGCGTATAGACCACGAACAGGATCGAGAGCTGCTCGATTCCGGTCCCCCAGCTCGACGACTTGCTGGTGATCCCGGCCAGGTGGGGCGGCACGCCAAACCAGCGGCAGACGTCCTCGGCGTTGAACTCGCGCGAGAGGATCAGCTGCGTGTCCTCGGGCGAGAACCCGATCTCCTTGAGGGTCATCCCCTCCTCGAGGACGGCCACCTGGTGGGCGTTGCCGAGACCGCCGTGGAGGGCCTGCCACTCGGTCCGCAAGCGCTTCGAGGCGTCCTTCGAGAGCTTGCCGGGGTGCTGTAGCACGGCCGGCGGCTTCCCGTTCTGGGCGAACCACCGCGCGGCATATTCTTCCGTCGCCAGCGCGGTCCCCAGCGCCTCCCTGGCGTGCTGGACGACGGAGAGGCCGGTGATCCCGTCGGCCGAGAAGCCGCGGATGTGCATGATCTGGTCCTGGTTGTAGGCGACCTGCGTGCCATCCTGCTGGCGGTAGAGATAGACGAGCGAGCGGTCCGGGTTCTGGACGACCCGCATGCGGTCGGGGTGGAGCGGGACGAGCTGGTCGGCGAACCCACGCGGGCCGGGCACCATGTGCGCGTAGGCGTTCCCGCGCAGCAGCAGGTGCCCCGTGAGCAGGGACCGGAAGTCCATCGCCGTCTGCCAGGCGTTCGGCCGATCGTGCAGGACGTCGTAGAGGGGGTGCTGATAGGCCCGCGCCCGACCGCCGCCGCTCTGCCGCTGGTACATGATCAACGGCAGCTTGCCGATCGCGTTGGCGATCAGCGTCACGCAGCGCCAGGCCGTGGACAACTTCAGGGCGGTGTCGGCGTCCACCTTCACGCCGGCGACGGACGTGGCGGTGATTGGCCCGTACCAGTAATCGTCGATCGGATTCGGCGCGGTGGCCCTGGGGGAGAGCAAGTTGGCGAGGAAGCCCATCAGCCGCGGAGCCTCCAGACAGCCAGCGCGAGGAGCACGAGGCCCGGGACGATCAGGCCGAGCGGCACGTAGACCAGCCAGCAGCCGAGCGTGAGGAGCACGAGGCCAAAGAGGCCGATCGCGCCGTCCAGGTCGCGCGCGTCGAAGGCGCTGCGCAGGTGTCGCACGGGCTACTCCTCATCCTCATCGTCATCGTCATCCTCTCCCCGGCCGATCACGAGCAAGCCGCGCTCCTCGTAGACGGAGGTGCCCTCGCCCGCATGTGTCGCGGCGCGCCCGACCGCCATGATCGCGGCGACCTGGCCGTCGATCTTCTCCGAAGACTTCTCTTTGTCGGGCCGCTCATTCCCGGCCGGGTCCGTCCGGACCGCGATGTTCTTGAACATCCATCGCAGAACCGGGTTGCCGCCGTGGCGAACCTTCCGCCCGACCACGAGCTTCTTGTATTCCCTGGTCGGCCCAGCCAGGCTGGCCAGGCCCTGCCGCACGGGGACCACGGTCAGGCCTTCGTTCTGGAGCTGGGTGGCGAGCTGGGTGGCATTCCAGGGGTCATAGCCGAGCTCGCGGATCTCGAAGCGCTCGCCCAGGTCGAGGATCGCCTGTTTGATCACGTCGTAGTCGGTGACGTTGCCCTCGGTCGCGCTAATCAGCCCCTGCGTCTCCCAGACGTCGTACGGGACGCGATCGCGCTCGGCCCGCTGGCGGATTCCTTCCTCCGGGACCCAGAACCATCCGAACAGATCGCCGCCCTCGCCATCCTCGTCGGGGAACCAGAGCGCGAAGGCGGCAAGGTCGCTGACATTCGCCAGGTCCAGGCCGCCATAGCAGGCCCGTCCCTCCAGGTCATCGAGCCGCGTCTGCGGGGGGGCCTCGTCCCAGACCTCGACGTCGACCCACTTCGTCACCTGCTCAGTCCAGACGTCGAGGTGCAGCCGCTTGAAGGCATTCTGCTCGCTGGGGACCTCGCGCGCCTTGCGGCATTTCCGCCGCAGGTCGTCGATCTTGACCGATATCCCGAGGTTCGGATTGGCTTTCGCCCAGACTCGCTCGTCCGTCCAGTCGTCGCCCTCGTCGAGCGTCGCGACGTAGACGAAGAACGTGTCGTCGTCGATCACCTGGTGAACGATGCGATCGCCATAGTCGTGCTGCTGGCGGCAGACGGAGAGCTTGTCGCTACCAGCGGTGGTGATGTAATTGATCAACGGCTGGCGACGGGCGCCCGTGGCGGTCTCCAGCACGTCGACGATTGCGCGCGTCTTGTGGGCGTGCAGCTCGTCCACGCCAGCCCCATGGATATTGAGGCCGTCCATCGAGTCGGCATCGGCCCCGAGTGGCTCGAACTTCGACCGCGTCCGCTCGTCGTGGAGATTGCCGACGAGTGCCTGGATGCGCTGGCGGAGCGCTGGCGTCTTGAGCACCATCTGGCGCGCCTCGCCCCAGCAGATCTTCGCCTGGTCGCGCTTCGTCGCCGCGGCGTAGACCTCGGCCCCGGGCTCATCGTCGAAGAAGGCCAGGAGCAGGCAGATCCCCGCGAGCAGCGTGGTCTTCCCGTTTTTCCGCGGAACCTCGATGTAGGAGGCGCGGAAGCGGCGCGTCCCATCGGCCCGCTTCCAGCCAAAGAGGCAGCCGACAATGAATATCTGCCAGGGAGCCAGCTCGAAGGTCCGCCCTGCCCACTCACCCTTGCTGTGCCGGAGGAAACGGAAGAATTCGATGGCTCGATCGGCCGCGGTCTCGTCGAACCACAGGCCTCGCTCGTGGCCGTGCTCCAGGTCGCGCAGGTGACGCTCGCAGGCCAGGCGGACGAGCTTCCCGGCAGCGATTCGCCCGTCGATGACTGCCTCGGCATAGAGCGCGACGGGGTGTGTGGTCTTAGGAGGCGCTGCGACTGCCACGCGCCCAGTCCCCGAACGGATCGGCCTCCTCTTGCGGGGCGCCCTTGACCTTCGACCGCGAGCTGGGCGTCATCCCGAACTCAGAAAGCATCCGATGGACGCGCCGCCAGGCATCCTGGTACATCTTGACCTCGGGCCGGGGGCGAATGATCGTGCTCCAATCGTCTCCAGAGAAGGGCTCTTCGGCTTCGGTGATGTCCTCGGCCTCATCGGAGGCGTTCGCGGCCACGCGGCGCGTGCTGGTCTTGATCACGCGACTTTCATAGGTCGCGCCGAGCTTCCGGACAACCGCCCGGCACTCGATGTACTCGGCATAGGCGTCACACAGCAGCGCGAGCGCGTGTGGGTCCGCGGTGGTGAGCACGCCCATCTCCTCGAGGATCGGCGCGACCCACTTCCAGGCGGTTTTCGCCCGGCCACGGAGCCAGGAGGGCGGCTTGACCGGCCCGGTGGGTGGTTTCGGCTCCTCCGAGTTGAGCTTCCGTTTGCCGGGGTTGCCCTGCAGGAGCTTCAACGCAGTCGGCTTAGGCGGTCGTCCAGCGGGCACGGTTCACCTCACGAATTTCGCGGGCACACGAAGATGACGGCGCTCGGGTCTCGCGGCGGCAGGCCCCAGACATTTGGACCCGCCCCCGTCAGCGTGCGCGTGCGATCAGTTCGCAACGCTTGCTCACTTGCCCCTCTTCGCCTTGCGCGCCCGCTTCTTGCGCAGATTGCCCGTGGCCATCATCGATCCCTCTTCCCGCTGTTGCAGCGGTGGCAGAGCACCTGCAGGTTCCCCGCCTCACTCGCCCCGCCGCGGCTCTTCGGCTGGACGTGGTCGGCACTCAGTGGGTTGTCGGCTGAGCCGGTGTGCCCGCACCGACCGCACCAGGGCTGGCGCTTGATCGCCTCTGCCCGCAGCCGCCGGGGGTCCGTGCCGTAGC